CTTGTCTGAAAGGTTTAGGTGTTCTTGTATTCTGGAGAGGCTGAAGTTAAGAGCCGCTTTGGTTCCTATTGGGGTCTTCTTATCTTCTTCTTTCGGTTTCTTTGATCCTGCGGGTCTACCTGTCGCTTGTGGCATCTTAGCTCCTCCAATAAGGGGCTCGTACAGACCCTCGTTTTTAAGCTCTTGAAACCTCTTCTGTGATTCCAGAGATTCTTCCGGCGTGGGGAATCGACCAGATTCTATAGCCTGCATTCCTTCCTCCGCGGTGAGAACACCGAGCTCAATTAAACGACTATAGATCCTTGAATAAACCGACGTATCTCTCAAGTCAACCTCCTCGAAATGAGCGTCGGGATAATTTTTGAATCCCATCTCCTTGGAGACTCTCCTGATTTCCGGCATTAAGAAGTTCTCGAGAAAGACTCGCCTCCCCTGCTTGAGCCTTTCCATGAAGACCTGAACCTTAATACTTGTATTTGCAAATTTCTCATCACTCAATAGGATATTATTTAATCCCATCTGGATGTCTTGGTTAACAACGTCATACTTTTTGGGATCCAAAATGTTACCTATGTCAGGAATAACGAACTTAGCATCAGTTGTGTAATCTGAGATTAGCACCCGACCAACAGACTCATTCTCGAAGAGTTTCTGCATAGCCATAAGGTTCCTTTGGTTTACCCCTCCCTCTTCAGGCTTGGTTCCCATGGTAATTAGGAGGATGGCTTGGTTGGTGGTCCTTGATACCGCCATGTCCATCTGCTTCATTTCCTGTTTCCAGTTGATATCCTCCAACACCGGGTATCCCATTGGTACGGCAAAAGGCTCGTAATCTTGTTTTTTGTAGAAAACAGCAACGAGTCTATCGGTGTTAAGAGGAATCGTTACGGCGGCCGCCCCTGTTCTCTTAGAGTCTTTTATTAGCTTTTTGGTTTCATCTGGGAGACTGTCGAAAACTTCCTGCTGCTCCTCTGTTTGTGGATGACGTAGAATTTGCAATTCGTAATCCGTAATCACTTTGTAATAAACCCCGCTACTAAAAGCTATACTTCCTTGAAGTTGAATGTCGGATGGGTTGAGGATAATATACTTCGAAGGAATCTCAATATTTTCATTAGCCTCACTCAAACCAAAGGTCTGGTTAATCTTAAAGGCGTCGGCTTTTTCCATTTTCGCGTTGAACCGGTAGACAAAAACGTTACCAGACCTATAATATTCCCGAAAAAATCGACTCTGAAGATCGTCGACATTTATTTTCCGGAATAACGTTTCGAAAAACTCCCTAGATTTACGACTCCCACCAGTATAGTACAGATTACTTATGGAAAACTCGGTCATCAAGTCAATGGTATTTCTGAAAACGGAGAAGTTGTAATAGGCTTTTTGACAAAGAACGATTGTGTCTCGAACGTCTATATTTGAATTGTTTGAGACGCCGTGAGAATACTTAAACGGTATCATTCCGTTCTCGATATTCCTAAAACGGTCAGTCCTAACAATGTCAGCAGATTTGTTTCTCCTCGTGCGTGTAGAGCTAGCTACAGTTTCATGCTTCGCCATTAGAGGTTCCGCACCTTGTTCCGTTTTCTTCCTTACCGCCATCTTTTACTTTAAAATTACACCTAAGCTATCATTCTGGGAGTAAATGTATGATTAACTTGAGACACCTTAGTATTTTTAAGGTCATTGTAACTCTTAACGGCCCAACTTCCCAACATTAATGTGGTGTAATTATCCTTCCTTGCCCTATTTACAGCCGTGCTCCTCTTAAGGTGCTGAGGTAAATCGAAGGTTTGAGCGCCTTTGGCCGTTGTTTTCACCTCCACAAGGGCGCACTGCTTCTTTGATTGGTAAACTATATCATCCTGAAATTCTATTAAGTCACCCTTGTTCTCGTATGGCATTAGTTTCATAGGAACAGCTTGAGAGGAGACTTTGTCGAAAAAGCTTCCGCAGGCAGCCGTTCGGGAAGCAAACCATATTCTCTTATGATCGATAGAGGCCTGTAGATACTCGTTAGCCTCTCGCAAAAAAGTGGTGGAAAACAACTGTTTAAAGCAAATTACATTTTCTTTTTTGTTGTATTGACGCTTAGCCGTAAGAAGCATCTTTTGATAATCAACCCCTTCCTTCTCGCTATTGAAATCGAAGAACTTAATTTCAGTGCGGGAACTCTGGAATAGTTGGCGCTATCTATGAATTGGTATCCTGCATTATCTATAATTATCATCGAGAAATTAAAGTGGTTCACTAGGTAATGCAAGTACTTTATATGACTCTTTAAGTCTCCCCCCGCGACAGCATAACCATGAACCAATGTTGAAAAAGTGGGCCTCTCCTCATCTAACTCCAACACGGACATGGCAAAAAAGTCAGAAGATGGGCTATTACTAAAACTTGGATCAATGGCCAAAATGTATTCTTTGTCCGCTTCCCCTTTTATTAAAGTGTGCTGTTTCTCTCCGTCGGGAATTGTGCATTGGTGCATTTTTTTCGCGCTGAAATAACTATCGCTTCCATCTGTAAACTGCGCTGCATATTCTCGCAAGAAAGATGAATTGGAAGCCCCTCCTGACCGAGATTCTTCAATAACGGTACTGTCAATCATGTCGGCGGGAATAGAATCGAATCCCATTTGCGAAATAAAATAATTAGATTGCATAATATCGTCCGAATAAATATTACCCATCCAATCCTTGTACGTACGATAAAGGTTTTCGAAACTATAACTAGCGGAAGACAACGCTATCATTTTCGAGTTGTTCCCGAATACAATACGATCCTTCTCCTTCATTTCACCTTTTGCAATAAGATCATCCTCCAATTCCCTTATCTTGATTCTCTCCGCCATATCCTGAGGAGCGACCAAAAACGGCATGAGAACATTTCTAATGGTGTCTTCCGGTAGCAAAAGAAACTCGTCCAAAACCAAAATGTTGGCTCGAAAACCACGAATCTTTTCTCCACTTAACGGGATAGCTGTTATTGTTCCCTCGTTAATTTTCCACTCGAACTGATCGTTGCGTTTGGATTTAGCACCAAAAGCGTGAGCTAACATTTGAGCTTCCTTAGACTCTACGATCTTTTCGATATTGTTGAAAATAAAACGCGCTGTACGAAAAGTAGGTCCAGCGATAAGAATCTTTGTTCGGGGTTCGAAAATGCATTGCAGGAAGCAGTAAACCGCCGCAATGAAACTCTTGCCACAGCCACGACCCCATACGCACATACTAAAGTTCCTGTTGAAGAAAGCCTTTAAGGTTATCTCCTGATAAAGAGCTAACTTGATACCTGACAAAAGCTCAGTAGTAAAACCAAGGTTGGAGCGCATAAACTTAGCTAATGTAATTTTAGCTTGGCGATCTCCAAGTTCCCCTTTTAACGCAAGGGACTCCTTGTTTACATTTACAATAGGCTTATTATATTTTTCAGGGCAGTACCACATGTTATAATATTTTAAGATCGTAAGCGAGCTGTAGATCAAATTTAACTTTTAATATTCCCGTCAGCAAAAGCTTCTTAACTATCCTTACGCACTCTACCCTCCCATCCACAAACAGAAACTGAATATGAGGAAATTCCTGAATCAACCCCCTCACATTATGAAAAATAAAATCAGGGGTTACCCGGGTATTCTTTTTGTAAACGTAGGGGAGCCTGTTAAATGCTAAACACTCTTCTAATTTTCGCTCAACAAGAATCACCATGTACGCATCTTCTTCCGCAGCTCTTTTTATTTCGTTCTTAAATCTTTCCAAACCCGAACTCAACGTACCTATAAGGTCGGGAACAGATTTTCGTTCGACATAACAGTTTCCCGTTTTCTTCTTGTCGTTAAGGCAGTAATCTCCAAATTTTAACCCTTTAACCTCTGTCGGAAAGTCTTTAATCTGTAAAGGATTTTGTTCTCTGGAGTCAACGTATATGAGATGGTCTTCATCAAACTCCTCTTCAAATTCTATTTTTCCATTTGGCCCTTGAGGAGGTAGAGAAGAGAGTTTATTTTTTAATCCTATCTCTTCGCAAAGTTTATAATAGTCTTCGAAAATTATTTGGTAGTAAGAGATGGGGGGGACTAAAAGTGTTCTCAGCTCTACTTCTGTAGGGGCGTATTTTAAATCCTTTTCTCTTTTTCTTTTTGTTAGGAGTCCTTTGCAATACCTCCTAGCTTTCTCTATGGAAACTCCCTTGAGCCAACTTTTTAAATTTCTTTTATTGTTGAAATCGGAGGAAAGATACTGTTCTTTATTTTTAAATTTTATTAACTCCTTGGAGTGCAAATCGTGACGAGGAAACTGGGTTTGATAGTAGTCCCCTATCGAAAGTTTGTGGGCCTTGATGTGAAGGTGAAGACTCTTGTCTTTTTCGAATTCTTTTTTGCAAACATTACATTCAACCATTTAAAACTTCCTCTTCGCTGATCCCCATAATACGAGACTTGATCTCCTCCATGGAGGTCAGCCGTTCTATCTCATTAGAAACATTCTTCTTCCGAAGTTCAGCTATCTTAATCATTTTACGCCTAGACTCTTCATCTTTCCAAAGTTCTACAAGGTTCAGTATAGAAGCTGATTCTTGCATCATTTTGCTCATCCGCTGACTTCTTTTCTCCTTGAGCTCGTTGAGTAGTTTAGTCTGACGGTTGACGCATTGGTTGTATTCTGTTTGGGCTGTGTTGATTGCCTCAACCAAACTCATCGCCATCCGGCGGCCCTCCGTATCTTCCGCGTTTTGATCGAGTAATTGCTGCAGTCTCTCAACGCGCCGCTGGATATTCGATGCTATAACTACTTCCGCGGAAAGAACAATATACTGATCTACCTCCTCTTGAGTAAGATCAGGTTTATCCCACGTATACCTAACAAAACTACTTTCGAATAATTCTCTATCTGTCTCAATATTATAAGTACCAATTTGATGAAGAAAGCGGAATGTGTGCATGTATCCAATTAAGGTATACAAATTCCTTTTAATTTTAGTCGTGACTTTCTCCTTGTCGATTCCGTTGTAAACGTATTTGTTAACCCTGACTAATGCGCGAGCTTCCGACTTGGGCGGAGAATACCCTCCCTCCGCGGCGGTTTCCTCATTCGTCACATCCGAATACTTAACCTTGTTATTTATTGTCTTGAGAAACTCGAACAATACTTTATACCTGAGGTCCAAAGGGGAAATACTTGGGTCATCGAAAACGACCTTAGCCATCTCCATGGGCTTCATCGCGCCACAATTATTTGATATGTACTCTTTTTGATCTTCGGTAAGTTCGGTTTTCTCTTTTGGGTAATATTTATGAGACACCTTAGCTTTGAGGCTTTTTTCGGCGAGGAACTTCTTTACGGCTCTTCCATACTTGGACCGTCCGTCTCTCATGTCTTCTGGTACGTCCGGAAAAACCAACTCAATCAACTCCTTTATGTAAGGGGGGTCATCGGGACGATTATTCCACTCGTTCAACAGTGCTAATTGTTGCTCGTCGTTAAGTTCTATGCTTTTGGAGCTCATAAAATTTCAATGTCTCCATCCTTTAACATTTTTTTAACTTTTTGGATTATGGATTTTTTGACATTTTTAATTTGCTTGTATCCGGGTACCCGATTCTTCTCGTTCGTCTTGTACCCCATTAAAGTCGCCGCTTCTTCTTCTGACATATTTTTAATATAAAGAGCCTCGTATATTTTCCATTCCGCGGGTTTTAAAGTGGATTCCATCTTGACGTGAAGTTTTTCCATCATGGCCAGTACGTCTATACCCGAATACTCCGTTGCATTTATTTCGTGCGAATGGTCGTCTATACAAACGGGTAACTTCGCGTCATAGGCTTGCTTTTTAGTTTTTGTCCAGTTTGCGTAAAGAGGGCACGCATCTGATTGTTTTCCGTAAATATAGCACAAGTCACCAGCTTCCGCCGCCGCACATTTCAAACAAGGTCGGCAATAATTCCCATAGTTGTTCCTAATGAGATTTTTGATTTGGTTGGAAATTATACGATTAATCCACGGATTAAGAGGCTTTTGAGTATCATACAAATGCCACTTCTTAAATATGTGGATTCTTAAAATTTGAGAAACGTCATCGAAGTCCATCCACGAAAGCGCCGTTAGGTTCCACTTGGATTTTCTTTTTTTTATTTCTAAATCTATCTGCTCAATTAAGTCTTCAAATTTAGGTTTCTTGCGTTTGCTCATGTTTTCGAGATGATCCCGCGTCCCTCATGAAATCCTCAGCGAAAGATCCTTTAGAGTAAGTGGGGTCGGCATCCCTTACGTAACCATCGCTACTTCCTTCCGCATTTGACCCAGCTAATTGATCCAAAGGTGTTATATTGAATAATTGAGATCCACCTATCTCCACGTCGAGTTTATTCATGTTCGGCATCTCAAATTCCTCCTCCTCAACCTCTTCCCGAATTGTTGCAATTGGGT